CCCCGCCACCAAGGGTTGCCACCCTCTTCGCTTCGTAGGCACCAAGGAGGTTCTCAAGTTCCCCCTGATTCACCTGTGAGAGGGGAGATGTCTTGCCAGGGAAGCCTCGTCCCAGGTCATTGATCTTCTGGAGATGAGTCATAACCAGCGAAGTGGTGCCTGGGATGTTCATGTCTATCATCTGCTTCTGCATCGCATGCAACATATTGACTTGGCGCATCTCGGCATACATTGGCTCACCAAAGTCCTCAAGTGCCTTCTTCAGCGTCTTCGCGTCAAAGAGCTTGGTACTGGCAAGCGTTTCCTGAAATTCCTTCGCCTCCCTTAGCTTCTCGGCATCGGGCTGCGCCATCCACGCCGCCAAGCCGTCCGCTTCGTGTTCAGCGATGCCCCTGGTGCGAGGGTCTACATCCCCCCAATCCCATGTGTGTGCGGGGATCATTCCCGCGCCATGCAATCCGCCCGCCCCTGCGGGGGCTGGAACCTTCCTGGCTCCCGCCATCATCCTGATCGTATCCGCAGCGGCAGAAATATCGAGGGGTTCCCCCCTTGCGTTAAGCTGCCTGCCGCGAAGGAGGATCTCCCCCTTGAATTTATGTATATTCCCCTGAATAGCCAAGGGTCCCGATGCCCTATCGGTCAGCGCCTCGTAATAGCCCGTCATCGCCTCCCTCTGGGGGCGCATCTGCTCCATCTCCATGAACTTCTGGGCAAGACCGCCAAGCGTTCCAACGCCCTGTACGGCTGTCGCAGCCATGTTCCAGGGGGCAAGGCTCTCAGCAGTCTCCGCCCTACTCTTCGAGGCTTGAGCGCCCATACGAGCAGCTTCAGCCTGCGTTGTGGCTGCGGCTGTAGAGCCGAAGTTCCTCATGGGGGCGAACATGTCTGCAAAGGCCATCGTCTTACCTCGTCAAGAATCTTCTAAGGAATGGAATATCACTACCTATATCACGCGCACCGCCCATGAAGCTCTGGAAAGCGGGAGCCGCAGGGGTTACTCCCTGTCCTGCCCTCCAGATATGCCGCCATGCGGGGATAGCCTGCGATACATCACCGAACAGCTTGTCGGCGTAATTCATCAGGCCTGGTGTCTGTCCCGCCACTCCCTCTATGGGGAGTGTCGAGGGTACTGTCTCGCCAAGAAGCGTACTAGCATCACTCGGGCGAAGTTGCGAGGTCTGGGAGAAGCCGCTTGGAGTTCCCATTACCGCAGAGCCTCCCGCCGCATCGTGGTAGGCGAAGGTGGGGCTTGGAGTGGGAGTACCAAAATCTGTCAGGGGGACATCCGCTACCGGACTTCCAAAAGGAGTCGGCTGTGCGCCTCCAACAGGCCGCACCATATCTATGTAATTGGGTGCTGTCGAAGGGACCCCTACTACAGGTGGCGGTTGCACGCCAAGGGATGCACCCATTCCGGGGTGTGGTGGTGCGGCCCCAATAGGGCCGCCAAGCAGTTGTGATCTCAGGTCAGAGGCGGTAGCCGTAGGCCCACCCTTGAACATCTCTACAAACTCTGCCGGTGTAGAGGGGGCAGAGAATCCAGCCGTAGCCGGAGCAGGGGCAGGAGCCGCAGGGGGAGCGCCTATTCCAGGGACATAAGCGCCTGTATTCGCCAGCCGTTCCATTCCGGTAACAGCCTTCCCTGCCGCCTCCTCGGCAGCCGTAGTCGCTATCTCGGCAGGCATAGCGCCCTGGATCTGCGTAGCTCCCTTGGCAGCAGCCTCGGCCATCTTCGTGCCAGCCTGCGCCGTACCCTCGGTGGCGAGTTTCTTGGCAGCCTCTTTCGAGCCAGCCTTGGCAGCTTCAGCCACACCCTGTTCAGCGGCGGCTGAACTCAGGGCGCTGCTTCCAAGGCTTACAGCGGTATTTATACCGCTGAGTACCTTGCTGGTGGTGTCAAGGATATCAGCCACCTCCTGCGCGGCCTCGTAGCCCTTAGAGGCTTTCGCAAGAGCCTTCTCTCCACCACCTGCACCAGCGGCGTACATCGAGGCACCAGCGCCGGGGGCTTGGCTGAAGGGATGAGCCATCTGTATGTCAGCCCGTGTCTTCTCGACTTCCTTCTGCGCTTTCTTGCTGACACCGGGGAGAAGTTCACCCATAGCCAACTGCTGTCCGGCAGTAACTATTGGCTCAAGGAGAAGACTCGCACCGCCCGTAAACGGTGCGGCAACGAGCGCCCCGACTTTGTTGAGTATGCTCCCCCCTTTCATAATCGAAGACGTATCCTTAGCCTTGTCCACGCCCTTAGCAAGCCTGCGAAGGGCCTCCTGGTACTTACCATGCTTCCCCGCCTGGACTATCGGGTTTGTCGCCCCCCAAGGGGCCTGTGTGTTCATAGCCATATTACTATCCTATCCGCCGTGAGTAACAGCGCCGACAGGCATCATCCGGCCTCTGGCACCATCAGGCATATCAACCATCAGGGCGCTGAGATCAGGCATGGTGATCGGCTGTTCGATAGCCAGTCTCGCAAGGGCTTCCCTCGCACCAAGGTCCACCTCGCTCAAGCCGCCCAATATGCCAGCACCCGTACCGTATGCCTGGTCCTGTAGCTGCTGCTGCTGCCCTCGCAGGTCAGCCAACTGACCTGCAAGTGTTTGTCTCTGTGACTGTCCAAGAAGCGCCTGCTGGTACTCAGCGAGGTTCCCGCCAATGCCACGGTTCGCTGCCTGCGCTGCGAGTTGAGCCTGCGCCATTCCAGCAGCACCAGCACCCTGCCCTCTGAGGGCGGATGCAAGGCGATCAAAGGTCGCCCTACGAGCATCGGGGTCCATGAGTTGCTGCGCCGCGCCCTGCGCCATCCTGTAAGCCTCGGGCCTCTGTCCAAGGTGTGAGAGGGCCTGTGGGCGCTCTCGCATGACATTCTGAAGCCATGTCTGCATGGCGAGATCGGTCTGGATGCCGGGAACGTCCTGCCGTGACAACATGGTTCCCTGCGGGAACATGCTCATCAGGGTAGGCATGGTCATGCGCTGACGGCGTGCTGCGTTCTGAAGAGCCTCCCGATTCCACCCCGATCCAACAGGCCCAGGCTGGTAGCCGCCACCGGGAAAGCCTTGGAACGGGCCAAAGTCCTGCCCTCGACCACCAAGTACGTTGCCATCCCTATTTATAGTCTGATCCTGAATATCGTCCCTACGCTGCGTTGGAGCATCGTCTTGTCCCTGCCCCCATCCGGGCCATGTGAATTGTTCAGGCATTTATCTTTCCTTTATGTATCAGCACAGTGTTCCGTTACAAACACCCACCAGTCGCCCTCCGGCAGGGTTATTGACGATGAGTAATGATTCGTAACTACGGCGTACAGTTCGCCTGTACCGCCACCGGCAGTCTGAAAGTCGATGAAGGACGACAGTTGCATATCTACAACATTCGGAGGCTTCATCATATTAGTACGGGTTACAACCACATTATCACCAGGGGTGAGATTATTCAAAGGATGGTCGTCATCCCCTGTAACAATTTGCTTTGTAATCGTATGGCCAGAGGATAAAGCAGAGAAGGCGGGGCTGGTTATCTGGTATCTCTTGTAGCCACAAATTTCTCGAACCGCACTCCCCACCCCGACTTTCAAACTCTGGACCGTTTCCGGTCCAGAGGTCACTCGGCTCTTGTGGTCGTCAACAGAGGCCCCTGTCCCGTCGATCTGGTGGGCTGCAAGCTCCTTGCTTGCCATTGTCTGCAAGAAGTTATAGAGCCGGTCAAGCTCAGTCCTGAGACCTGGAACAGAGTTGTACTGGTGTAATCTGCCAAGAACCGCCACTAGACAACCCTCCCCGCGAGTGAAGCCTCGATACCCATAGTGATAATCTCGACAGGTTCTACGTCCTTCTGGTAGAACTCCAGCCTCAGATCCCTACTGCGCTCCCTAAGACGTACATAATCAGTAGGTTCTTGAGGGTCGATAGTATCGGCCAACTCGTACTCAGTATCAGCATTTCGGTAATATCTCAATTCCAGGTCGGAATAGTTGTCCTGCTTCGTTTGCTCAACGAAAGCCGTAGCCCACGCCTTATTCCGTAACGGCGCTCCGCCGTCGATCTTGCCTGTGCGCCACTTGAATATAATGCTCCCCGTACCAGCGTCAGCGTTCCCGCCAGCCTCTCCAATCACATCGTCAAAGAACCCGTAGTACAGGTTCTTCTCGCCCGTAACGTCATTGGTTGTGACGGTTGCCGCCGAAACAAGGGAGACAGCCGTAGAACTGGCGTTATAGAACGTCCACGGACACCATGAGGCACCGCCTACGTCCTTCGAGTTGCCGTAGAAGAACACCAGCGTGCTGTCGTTCTGGGTGCTTGTGCCGGTGGCGAAGGCCCAGATGATCGCCTGCCGGTCCTTGTCGTCCACGCCGAACACGAACTTGTCCCGCTGCCTGTTTCGGGCCAGGACCTCCGGTGAGACAGCCCTGCTGATAAGCTCGGCGCTTGTCCCGTTGAAGGCGTAGAAACCGTCCTCCCCCATGAAGTAGAGGACATTATCGGTAGCCACGATTGAATGACCTCCCACACAACCCACCCCCCTGACAAGGGGTTGCGCGGTGAAGGTCTGGTCGGTAAGTCCATCGAGCGCCCAGATAGAATCGTCTTTGAAGACATAGAGAAGCCCTCGCCAACTTACCAACCCTGTAATTCTGCCCTGTTCGCTATCACCGCCAAGGGTCAGTGACTTGGTGATGCTCAGGGGCTTGTCGGGCAGACTGTAATAAAGATCGTCAGTATCACCGGCCAGAAACATGACCCCCCGGTGATTCTCGATATATCTGAAATCTGGGAAAGTGAGCGCCACGCTTAACGGGGCGCGGTCAAGAAGGCTCACATCGTCATCGTGTACATCGTCGATGAAATCGGCTTCTTGCGTGCCGCCAGCACCCTGCCGGACGGCCTCGGTGGTAGAACCTGAAGCCGTACCTCCATCATGCCCCTTCGGATAGTTCGGCAGAGTACCAACCAGATACCAGTCAACCTCACCCCTGGTGAGGTTGCGCCTGTAGATCCGCACAAAATCAACCCTCTCATCGGTAGAGCGAGGGACATCTATCAGCCGTAACGACCTGTTCCGAACTGCTGTACCACCCTCTGAGTTCCCATCGGAATCTACCGGCGTTTGCCACGCCGTAGAAGGGCTTTCCATCTGCCATGTAGAGGAATAATAGGTGATCTTATAGTCATATTCGCCATTCAGGGGGCCGCCAGCCACCCCGCCGCCTGCAAGAGTAGGGGTCGGCTCATCATCCTTGACGTCGATTGATTCTGTATTAACCGTCTGTGCCGCTACAACCGGCGCTCCAAGGGTCGGGTGACTCACCGTGGTCCCGTCTGTGACCTTGAACGTGTCCATGTCCACAATATAGCAACGGTCTTTATATACCGCGAAGTCAGCTAACCGATTAGCGGTAAAATGAGCGCCTAAATTTGTCCATGATTCAGCCGTAATATCCTTCTTCCACAGATAGCCGCCTATCTTGGCGAGGATCTGTGTTTTGCGTTCAGCCGAAGCACTGTCACGCTGCCAGCCGAAGATCCCCAGGACACCGCCTTCCCCTGTTGCCTCCTTATGCACCTGCGTGTAGCCATCCCGCTTCTTGATCGTACCCTTGTTCAGGTTCACGTTCAGAGCCGAAGATGCTTCCTGCGCCGTGAGGTCGCTTGCATCGGCATGGCTGTTCATGCCTACGAACTTGGGTTTGGCTATTATGGTGGGCATCAGTCCATGACTTGTACGAAACCGGGGCCTTGCCTTGTGCGTGATTCAACAAACGTCAGGAGTTGCTTCTGCTGCTCCTGACGGATCTGTTCAAGATCCTTCGGGAAATCCCGCTGCTCTATGGCAAAGCCTCGCTTGGCCGCCTGGAGCGCGATCAGGTCGTGATAATCAGCGGGTATCTCAGGCGTATCCGACTTACTACTCAGCCTGGGCAACACCTTGGAATAGGTGTATCGCAGCGTGAAGCTCGATGAGGGCTTCACAATCCCGATCTTGTTACCTCGAATATACCACTCAGGCGGGGGTGCAAACCCCGCCGGTATAAAGCGACTGTCGAAGGTCGGGTGGCGAGTCTGATAGTTCACCTGCACACCTGGAAGTGGAGGACTCTGGGAGGTGTTCTCCACATGGATAATCTTCGAGACATCCGATGCAAGCGTTTCCTCCTGCACATCGTCAGAGGACGATACAGATATGGTCGCCTGGTTCGAGAAGAATGTCTCGTCAACATCCTCAACGATACGCTTAACGTCATCCATCCCCGCGTTAACCAGGGACGTAATCAGCGGCGGCTGGTGCCGCCTGCCGTTAGGATCGTCCAGATACTCCAGTGTCAGGGTGATGAGATCATCGAGTGTCATACTACCTGCCGCTTGGGTTTCCTGCGGTTGTCAACCTTTTCGCCAAAGCCGCTGAAGCTCATCCTGCCCCGGCAGCACCAGCCAGCATCCTTGGCGAACTCATCTGTGAGGTGGTCCTGCCTCCTGGCCTTCGCCCTGTCCGCTTCGTATTCACGATTCAGCAGGTCGTCGTCAAGGAGAGTGCCAGCCCTCTCATAGGTGGTCGTGCCGTACTTACGGCAATAGTCGTTGTCCTGAATCCAGTGGATCAGCCACTCACCAGGCTCCCTGTAGTTCTTCTGGTCGTCCTCGCAAAGTTTTACGAGGGCGAGAGAGTCGCCACAGGGGGTAGTTCCAGTCTCGGTCAAACGATAGCAGCACCACCGTTGTCTTACGGGGTGCCATATCATTTCGAGCGAGGGGTCCTGATTTTTCAGACGACGAAGGAACGCCACGCCAGGTTTCTTCGGAGGAGAGCCTGCGGGCAAATCACACCTACGAGTGAACGCCCTGGCGATGACGCTTCTTCGCCTTCTGTCTTGTTCTGCAAATCTTAGCATATTAACAATCTCCGGGTGGGGGGCCTAAACCCCCCACCCAGATAGAAGAAGGCGTTACGATTTATTAGAAGATACCGCTTACACGCGAACAGGCGTTCGGGCGAGTAACGATGAAGTTCCAGTAAGCCTTCATAAAGGCTTCGTAGGTGTCCACCGCACCAGAACCAACACCGGAACGCACCACGACACCACCAGTATCCTCCCAAGCCAGTTCCTCAAGGATCTGGAACTCAAGGGCGCTCTGGGGCAAGAGGTAAACATCCTGGAACGCGGTCTTTTGGGTCTGAGGAGTATCAGCAAGGGCCGTCAACACAGTCGGGTTTCCGGCCTTGTGAGCGTGCCTGTCAGCAATAACCACTGAGTTATTGAACTTGAAACCACTCCAGCCAGCGGCGATCTCCTGCTCATCTCCGATACGACGAGCAGCCGTCATCAGGCCAGCCAGTTTCCGGCGGATCAGATGGCTCGTCAGGATCAGGCCGGGTACGGCCTCACCCTCGATCTCGGAGTCATCATAAGCGGCTTGGAGAGCGTCGAAGGCGACCGTCTGGGCCGCAGTACAATCACGCACATTGGCCTGCCAGTAAGAGTTACTGGCTCTGGCGATTCCACCAACAAGTCCGGCGGAGTTGCCACTCAAGGATACGCCTGCGGCGACTCCAAGGCCACCACCCCATCCAAGAGCAGCCGCATCGTCATGGGTCGGGTCGGTGTTGTTAATGAGAGCATCGAGACCCCACATCTGGAGGGGTTTACCCCAATCGGTAGTCGCGTCATCAATGTTGGCTGCCTTGCTGGTAAGGCTAGGCCCTACTCGGGAACCTTCAAGGAAGACGGAGTAATCCTCATCGCCACTTGTTACGGCGGTAGCGAGGTTAGCCGACAAGGTGAAAGTAGTGGCTGAATCAACGGAGGCTACCGTTATATCTTTATCAGCCAGAATCTCGCCATTTCTCTTGGCGATAAAGATAGGCATCCCGACTTCGAGGAACCTTGTGGACAGGCAGGTAATGACCGCCTGGCCCGTAGCGTTGGTGGCTCCAACGGAGGTGTCATCAACGTCCGTCAGACGGCCTGAGCCGTCTGACCACAGACAGCGGTTGACAGTCTGGGAGAGGTCCTTCTGGAGACCGCGCATTTCAGTGTCGAGGGCGCGGGCAAAGGAACCCTTGTCCTGTGAACTGGCTGCAATGGTCTGACCAGTAAGCTGAATACGACCATAGAGGTAGGTCATATTGTAAGTGGCCTGCGCGAAAGCCTGGTTTCCGGCGGTTGGAAGGGTCGAACCCTCGTCCGCGAAAGCCCGACCTACGTTACGTCCGGTGTGAACCGGGATGATGGCTTCCTTACCGTGGAAGGCCGTCCGGCTTACGTCTTTTTTTAGAACGCTCGTAAGTACGTTGCTCTGATTAAGCTGCTCCCGAATAGGTCCTTGATAGTCCTGCTTCAGGATATTAGACAGCGTGGTGAGTGTTACACCTGCCATAGATCCGGCTCCTAAAAACTAAATACCCTCTGCCGCAGGACAGAAAAAAAAATGATTAAAATTACTACTCAGAACTAGTTAAACGCGCAGTCACCGATTTGAGGAGATCGCCTGTTCGCCAGTCCTTAGCCGACAAGGGCTTGGTCTGACCAGGGGCTTTCCCTCCAGTACCTTCAACGGCGGAAGCTGAAGCGGTTAATTTCTTCGTAAGCCACTTCTGCCGTTCACCACCGATCACCTGTGAGTATTTATCCTCAACCATCTCAAAGGCTTTCTCGGAAGTGATATTATCCTGCACCGCCTTATTGTATATCTCACGGCGGACTTCGTTCAACAAGCCGTCTGATTCATCGAGTTGGCTCATTGCCTTAAATACAGGACTGGAATTGAGTTGCTTCTCTACCTCGGTCCTGATTTTCTCACTTTCCGCATTCACAACCGTGTTGTGTAACTGCTGTTCAAGCGAGGTGATACGATCCGTCATAGCCGATACGGGGTCAGGCAACGAAGGCTCGTTCTCGGAAGAGGCTTCCTTGCTGTCGCCCTCGGCGGGTTCAGCGGCTTCAGGCTGCGCCTGGGCCTGCTGTGAAGCGATCAGGGACTTGGCACCAACCTGCGCCAGGTACTCGTACTCTGCTCGGCTGATCTTCTCAACCCTGCCGTCTACGGCAATCTCCACTTCATCGGAGAGGGAAGAATCCGTGGCCTCCGCAGGAGCCGCTTCCTGCGGTGCCTCCGAATAGGACTCAGAACTCTCAGGGGCGGATTCAACTACTTCAGCCGGTTCGGCGGCTTCATTGACTTCTTCTGACATTTAAACGCCTCCTTCTGGCGGTAACATCTGGGACATAATAGTCATTAACTCTTCATCACTAATCGGCGGCATACCGCCCGGAGGCGGCGCTCCCGGTGGTATTCCACCTGGGCCACCACCCTGCGCCAGCGCCATAAGCACTTCGGGGGGCAGGTCGCCACCCGGCATACCACCCGGCATAGCGCCCGGAGGTGGAGGCGGCATCATACCACCTTCCATCTCTGGTTCAACGGGAACCTCCTCTTCAGGCCCTAATGGGCCTGGAGGTGACATGCTACCCTGCAACCTCTCGGCGTGTGCAGCGATATGTAATTCAAACATCTGGTGAATATCCCCATCGGCACCACCCTTTTCAATCAGGATCTTGCCGTACTCAGGGGTCTTCTGGAACTCTCGGTGAGCGTCGATATGAAGCTCATCGTCGTCAAACTCCCAGATATCGGAGATCGCTCCCTGCGCCATCTCCTGGTTCTCTCGGCGTGCGTTGGCGACATCCATCGTGCCTGGGCTGATCGCCGTGGGATCTTTCTTCAACTCAAGCAGTTCAAGGATACGCTCCTTGTCGCCCTTGAGTTGGGGATTGAGGATACCGAACTGAGCCAGCGAGATAGCGAGTTCACGCCTTGCCGCTGGCGACAGCGGCAAGTTAGCCCCCATCTCCACCGTCACATCAAAGTAATCCACACCGGCCTTGTTGGAGTTGTTTCCCACAAGGTCCTGCCCCTTGAAGTGCCGCACATCAATCAGGTGGTTCTCGCCCACGATCTTGATAATGCGTTCCTCGTCCACCATCTGCGAGGCCATCTTCAGGAGGTTAGAGCCAACAACCGACAGGGCGCTGGCGGTAATACTCGTAGCGGGAGCGAGGATCGAGTCGTCCTGCTCCATGAGCGAGGCCAGCCCCACGCCTGAGTCCACGCGGCCAGGGGCCATGCCCTGCTGCGCTTCGTGCTGGCTGGAGATGTCCTGCATGTCACGAATCAACTGAGATACGTTGTGGTGATTGGTCTGCGGCAGATCGCCGGGGCGTGAAAGCTCCGGCTTCATCGGCCATGTGTAGAGGATCTTCTCGCCGGGTTCGCCCGTAAACGAGGTCTCCTTGATACCACCGCCCTTGGGGATCAGCCACGCGGGACGGGTGACGGTGTTCACATGCTCAATGATCTGGCTGCGGGCGCGGTTATAGGCCACCTGTACAGGGATCGCCTGCTCCAACACACAACTGCCCCAGAGTCTCCCGCTGACGGGAACCTCCTGCACATGCACATAGGGGAAGGTGGGATAGCCCTTCTTGTTTCGATCCTTGCGTACAACCTTGTCGTTGACGACCACCGCCCACCAGCCGGTAGGCTCCTTGGGCGTAGGTTTCACATAGACCGAAAGAACGTCAACCATGTCGCTATCGCCGCCAAGGCTGTTCTGTCCACCTGTAGAGCCACCCCATGTGGGGGAGTCGAGGTTGCGGATCTGCTTCTGGTAGTATGACTTAGTGTTGGAATCGCTACCTGTGCCAAGTTCCTCCTCGGCCATGCCATAGCGTTCCATGACATATTCTTTCGAGCGTTGCCGTACATCCACCACCCACTCGGCCTTGTCAAAGGTATCGGCGTTCGGGTCGGGGTAGATATGGAACGGGGAGATAACCTCCACATCGCAGTCGCCCATCGCAACGGACACGCTATCGCTGGTGTCTTCAGGCCCCATGAGGCCCTTTTTCTTGAGGTACTTACGACCCGCCTTACGGAGCTTCTTCTTGTCGTCCTTGTTCTTTGCGACCTTGCCGGAAGCCTCGCTCACATCGGAGACCACTCGCTCACCCTTGTGCGGGTCCCAGAAGCAGCGCATGAAGACGTTGCCACAGGTAGAGCGCCACTTGATAAGATCCACCAACTTGTCATCCATGCTCAGGTTCCGCCACATGTACTTGAGGTAACTGGTAGCGACCTGGCTGGTGATCTGGTCCTCGATCTCAGCCGTGGCTGGCGAAACCACCCACTGTGGTTTCGCCCTGATGGTCATGGAGATAATTCTCCTGACGATGGGCATGAGGCGATTAACGACAATCCTCTGCCTGTGGCGTGGAGCGTAGGGCAGGTAGAGCCTGCGTGCGTGCGGGTCCCACTGGAGGTATTGGTGTCCAAGGAAGTAGGCGATATTGAGATACCACTGGCGTTCCAGCTTCTCCCTGCCTGAGTTACTCTTGGTCTGGTGCGCTACGAAGTTGGCGATATCCTGGTCATTGTCATAATTGAGCTTGCCGGGATTCTCAGCTTCTACGCGGTTGCCGTTATTCTTTATCGAGATATTAGCCATTATTCAGCCGATGGTGAGAGGTCTCCGTTTGCACGCTCGAACTCGCGGGCAAGGTTCTCCGCGTCGAGCATGATATCTTCTGACGTTCTCGCCACAGGTGTTGCGGCTGTTGGTTTCTCGTAGGGTCGGTTCGCCATCCAGTCAGTTTCCTGGACACCGTGATACACCTGCAAGTCATGTGAACTGACATGCTTGAACATGTAGTGTAGTTGTTCGAGGAGAGGGGCTGTGGCCCTCTCCTGCGCCCTGATACCGATCCACGCGCCAACGAGCATAAACGCAAAGCAGGCGATAACGCAGAATACTAATTCAAATATCATTTCTTCTTAGCCTTTTTCTTATCGGCCTTCTTCTCGGCCTTCTTAGTTTTAGCTTCGGCCTTCTTCGCTTCAGCCGCAGCCAGTTCAGCATCCATGACAGCGCCTTCAACAGATCGGCAGCGGTCTCCACCAGCGGCCCTCCAGGCTTGATAGCAGGAATGGCGGACACCATCAGATGTCCCGCAGCATGAAGATAGCTGGTTTCCTGTAAATCCCCAGAAGTCGCCAAAGGTTTCATGTTTAACGGCCATTACTTGTTCTCCTGTTCCAATTTGGAAAGTCTTATTTCGATTATTGAAAGATCGCGTTCAAAAGCGGCGGTGTGAGGAAGCCCACTACGGCCGCGATTAACGTGATCCTGCAAGCGTGTTTCAATTTGTCCCAACCTGAGTCCCATTCGACTAAGCTCGGAACGCACAGATCGCTCAGTAAAATTAGAGTTTGCCTGTACGCTCTTGATAGTAGTCGCATTATCCTTAATTCCACTCGATAGTTGGATCTGGGACGAGAAGTACGCCGCCGCCCCTGCACAGATCGGTACAACGAGCGTGAGGAGTCCCTGGAGTGCTTTGGTCCCAACTGGAAGGTCATATCTCAAGAAGCGGTTTACCCCACCTTTGCCCTTACTTTTCGTCTAAATTTCTGTGAAGTGTAGACGGCAGTTCCCGATACGCCAGAATCCGACAAGTAAAACTCGAACTCTAACACGCCCTGCTCATCAATCGCCCCCGAACCTGAAGCGGGAAACCTGTAAACAGCGACTCCGCCATCGCCAGCCGCCTCTGTCATCGCAGTCTCAACGGCGGTTTCGCCGTTGAGAGAAGTACGGATATAGACCGTATAAGTGTCTACTCCCGGTGATAAATCAATCACGCTGCCGTCTTCTTTGAACGTGACCGATAGCAGCGGCCTGTCGCCTACAACGTATTGCATCAGTATTGATTCCCCAGGTAGGTGTTCTTGGGTAGAGAGGGGCCTTGCTTCACCCGCTGCATAAGATTCCTCCAGCTTTCCTGCACACGCGCTTCGGCAACGCTGGTAGCTTCGCCTTGAACGACAGGACAACTATAATCGTCGAGTTCTTCCTGTTCCACAGGAATCTCCTGGCGCACCCCTCCGGCGATAACATATCGGGTGGCATCCATAAGGTGATCGTGCTTCTTTACGGGGCTTGCCCGGCGCTCCGCGTTCTCCCTTCCGAAGGTATTAGGGCTGCGCCTGCGGTACTTTGCGCGTTCCTTAAGCCAGTTGGTGCAGGTGCTGAAGACCTGGAGGCGGGGTTCGCCGTCATAGCCTGACTGGAGGTATCTTTTTACCATCTCGATACCCACCTCGACGTTGTTATTGGCGGGAATGACGCTCAGGCCGTGATCTCCGGCCAATAGGTTGCCCACCTTGAGTGAGCCGGAGACATTATGCCCGAACTCGGCGGGATCTATCCACCGCAGGGAGATCGGCTCGGAGTTATTCTTGTCATAGAGCCATTTCCCGTTGTAATCCCCTGTCCCATCGTCCTGCCAGTGGGTATTTGGCAACCAGCCCTCGCAGGCGTAGATTTTATCGGCAATATCGTGGCAGGTGGTGGCATGTTCGTAGAGTTCCCGATAGACATAGAGCTTATCGTCGGGCGAGAGGGCGATCCACACCGCCGCAAAGACGTTCCAGCCGGGGTCGAGAGCCATGAAGCGGGGCCATTCACGAGGTATCTCGAAGGGGGCGCACACATGGTTAGGCCCGAACTCGGTATAGATCAGCCCTGACTGCCTGAGCGTCTTTCCATGCACACGAACGTCGATCTCTTCCTTGGTAGACCCCGCGATCATGTCGGTAAGGACCTGTTTATCAACATGTCCGCAATCGGCAGCCCTCATGGTGCTAAAACGGAAGAGGTCCACATTGGAATCTCCCGACTCAAAGCGTTCTTCAAGGCCCAGGACCCACTCAACCGACTCAATGGCGGTCAATGAGTAAACGGCTGGCGCTCCATGCGCCAGTCGTCGCGGCTCCAACTCCTTAAACAGGGCATCGTCTATCTCTTCATCCACCACCACCAAGTCGATAGCGGCGGATTGGAGCTTCCTTCGGGCCGTATTAGCGCCGACTGCGGACAAAAACTTAACTTTCCCCCCATTATGGGTGGTGATGTAGGAGGGGATGGAGGAGTGAGGGATCATCTGCCCCCTGCGGGCGATCTCCCACGGAGGCAGGAGGTTCTGTAGATGCCGCCAGATACCCTCCTCGATGGTATTGTAGGCGGCGGAGATCACCCATATCTGCGGCGCATCGGGTGTTTCCTGGTAGGGGTGGTTTCCAAGCAGCCACCAGCGGACCTCCTGCGCTGCGGCTCGGGTCTTGCCACTCTGGTTGCCTCCAAGGATGAGCCGGTGCATAGACGTAGACTCATGGAAGGATCTCTGGTTTCGCTCGGGGTTGTCATCCGGTACATAATCTTTACCGGGGTGCATGAGGACCTCATGCGCCAGCCTGCAAGGCTCGAAGATAGCTTGCAGCACTTCAGGGGTAGCGAGATCAGTCGCCTTCAGGCTCTTTGTCAAATTCAATCTCCAGGCCGAAGATCCCCTTGAGGACAGGCCCCACGGTAGTTCTTACGAGTTGCAGGCGGTCATCGCCCGACATGCGCTCGAAGTTATGCGATTCCTTGAACCCCATCATTTCCCCGATCTGCCGCAGGGCGTTGAGGCGTGCGTGCGGATCGCGGGTGGCATCGCCCGCGATACTCTCAAGGCTTTCAAGCCACACCTCCTTGGTCCGAATCTGCTTCTTGGTGAGCTTCTTGGTCTTCTTTTTCGCCTTGGGCATGAAGAGAGTTTATCTTGCACTATGTAGTAATTGCAACATAATGGCCGAAACAAGAATTTACTTTACCGGAGGAGAGGATGCCTAAAGTGAAGGAACAAAGTGTTTCCGACAGTATCGACCTGGAGCTTGTACGAGAGAGATATACGCCGATGGCGGAGGCCGGGTACAGATTTGTCGATCCGGCGGGGCAAACGATTCTCTGGGACAAGCGTGGCGGGCAGATATGCGAGTTCTCTCTTTTCTACCCCAACGGTCAGGAGTACGCAGAGGCTCCCGAACTGGTCCTGGATCTTCTCGACCTGATCGAGGCAGGCACGACAGAATCCGACAAATCGGAAAAGTTAGCCGACAGCTACGAGAAGATCCTGAAGCAGCAGGAAAAAGAGATGCTTGAGCTTCGCAAGAGGGTAGGGACAGCGGAGGCAAAGTTAAAGCTCTCCCAGAAGTCTACTTAGCCCTCTCTATATCGAAATCCAGTTCATTAAGGTCCCAATGGACTCGCAGCCAGGCCGCGCCTATTGGCGCGGGCGGCATACCCTTTTCGATAGCCCACTCCCCGTAGGAGTACCCGTCCTTGAACGAGTCCTTGTAGCTCGGGATCTGGATATGCCACTGAGTATCCTGGTACACCCTGCCCTTGGGACTCACCCTCATACGCTGAATGGGCAGATAGAACTCCTGATGGGTATGCCCACTCAAGACGATGTTAGCGTCAGGCGTATAAACAGCCCTTCTCGCCGTCTGGATCGTACCCTTGGTAACAGGCGCAGCGCCGCCGTAGCCGTGAGTCCGCCACAGGCGGATAAAGCCGTTAGTAGAGCTATTTTTGGATTTACGGTTCATCCTGATAAAGACCCACCCTGTATAAGATCCTTCATAGATCGGCTGGTTGGTCTTAGTTCTCAGGCGTTCCACAAGGCGTGTAGTGAGATTAGTCTCATGGTGCTTGAGGATACCCGTTTCGTGGTTCCCTGTCCCCACAACGGCAAGTTGAGAGGCGTAGGGTTCGAGAAAATCGGCATAGGTAGACACTAGGGCATCCAGGTAGTCGTCTACCTGATGTTCAGGTTTCAGCGCGGACTTATCAGATCGCTTGTCCCATCGCCCCTGCATGGCGCAGAAGGCATCTCCATTGTCGATTACAGCGGCACCGCGCTCCTTAGCCTGCTGTAGGTGTTTTTCTTCCAGTTCATTGTCGCTTGATGGATTGTCATGGTGAGCATCTGAGCGCAACAGTATCCAGCCAGCACCTTTTCTTGATGTGCCTGTGAAGGTGATCTGGTGTACGTTGCGCCCAAGCTGCTCTACAGTCCAGGGAAGCGACTTCTCAACTTCCTTGCTGCTCATTCAATAACCACCGGATAGCACTCTATCGGGCAATCCTGGATGAAATCACCATAAAACAGGTGTCTCAACGAAAGAATCGCGTCACTGACGTTGATATCGCCCGAACGGTCCACATCCGCCGCATCCTCACAGGGCAACTCCTGGCCACCCCTCCAGAGATAGAAAATGATGGCAACGCTATCATCAAAGCAGATAGCCCCGTCACCGTTCACATCCCCGTTCTGAACCGGCTCCCTCGCCACCTCATAGCCGTAGTCCTGAGCGTAGAGGGCAGCCGCCAATAGGCATAAAGCCACCGTAATAAAGAGTTTATTCATGTCTCGCTTCCTTACAACAATGAATAGTTCTCTTTCATGTTTGAACAGACTTCCCCCATATTCAATAAAAATGCGATCCTGGGCCTAAGCACAGGATCGCAAGAGAAAGGGGGTAGCGTATTTAGCGTACTATTTGGAATAGAATGGGTCTGAAGAGAAGGACGCTATCTGCCATTGGGGATGGCGCGCTGCTTGTTGTAACCCCGCTTTTCCCTGTTCTTTTTAGATGCAACAAACTGGAAGTTTTCCCCCACAATCCGCAGTTTATCCTGCTTTTTGCCGTCCTTATCCTCCCAATACTCTCTCGAAAGGTGCGCCTCAACATGCAAAGGATCACCCTTCTGAAGGTATTTAGCCAGGGTCTCGGCTCTACGCCCCCAGAAGGTAACATCCAGAAAGGTAGCCTTCTCCTGCACCACCCCGTCCTTATCCTTCCATGAACTGTTCAGCGCCATTCCAAGGTCGAGAACGGAACGCCCATTCATTGTGTATCTCAGTTTGGGATCGCGGGTCAAACGCCCCAAGAGGATCACTCGATTGTAACTGTTCAAGCCTTCTCCTAACTGGAGAAGGGCCGCTTAACGGCCCTTCGGTCACTTCTTGTACTTAACAGTCTTGCCAGCCGTCTTGGCATACGCAGCCGCTTTCTTCTTCCCAGATGCGGTATAGCCAAACTTCTTCTTCTTCCTACCCTTGCCCACTGTCGGCATAGCGTCTCTCCTTAATAGTCTTAGCCATAGCGTGATTAGCGTCCCGTAACAGCCCTACTTCAACACGTATGCGATCTAAGTCAAGGGCAAGGTCCCGAAGAGCGTCAGTAAGCACCTGGAGCTTCTCAGTGGTGATCCTGATATCAGAAGAACTGAATAATGGTTTTTGGGTCATGTGGGTCCAGTTCCTAATTACCGCTATTATATAGTAGTTGGGGGGCCGGGCCTGGGGGTCGTACCCCCTGCCACACACGCACGCGAATCGCGGGCGTTCCTGCTGGCTGTGAATTGGAAACGCGACAAGCATAGCTTGTCGTAGTGCTAACTCGATAGCCTTCTCTCGCACTATCAATTACCTTGTCTATTTATGCTTCTTCTTCCCGTACCATTTCCCGTCCGCCCATTCCCATTCTCTGCACTCTAATAGCGCATACAATAAACTATTTTTATTTTGTCCTAAGTTGCTGCCTGGCGACAACTTATCAATCTGTGGACTTTACTATTGACAAGCTTTAAATAGTCGGTAGAATGCTGTCCTTCGGACAGGACAGCGGGCGGCGGCAACGCAGCCGAGACATTTTTTTTTTCCACATTTCTACAAGGAGGTCAACATGACCACAAAGGAACGTATCGCGAATCTCGAAAAGGAAAACCTGCGACTAAGGGAAAAGCTTGCAAGCGTTCAATGGATCAAGCCTGCGCCCGATACATTCGCAGTCCACGTTATATGCGGCTCGCATATGTATAGTGCGGAACCAGGCGCAGATTCTGAATACGGGTTTTTCGAGAGCGTACACGGACCTTGCACGCCTGAAAATCAGCGTGGGCAGATCGATGCGCATACAATCCTGAGCGTTATAGGCGAATCATTACCCGATTGTTATCGGGATTCATTTGGTCGCTAATTTTCCACAATTTGAAGGAGGGTCACACAATGACCGAAACGAAAAGCCTTTTCCCCAGTAAAGATATTATTGAGGGGGTTGATTTTGCGAGCTTCTATCTAACCATACAGGAGCAGGCACCGATCATGTACACGGAGGCGACATTGGACCAACTAGGTAGGGCCTATATCGAAAGCGATTATCGCTCGACGATAGCAGTTGGCAAGCTTGCGTGGATACTGCACACGGAGGCAGAATTGATCGTCGAAGACTTCGATTCTTCGGACAATCCCGTCTATACTTGTGAGGCTAAAATCTCAGCTATCTTCGATGAGGCTCGTGAGATCATCGGACATACCAACTTCTAATCCCAACCAACACCAAGCCCTGCGAGAAATCGCAGGGCTTTTTTTTTGTCTGCATTTTCCAGGCTGATATTAAGACCGCCACAATTCGCCTGTGACGGTCTTTTTTTTTCTATGGGTATGGGATCATGTAATTCTTTTGCGTTGCTTGTGGGGGATTGTCGGCAGTCTGAAAGCTATCCCGTAAGCTTGAAGCCTTGCCGCAAGATTGAAAGACGGCCGATTGTCACCAATTGGGAGAGCCTTCAAGATATTGCCTTCATCCGCACACCCAGGCACACGCGCACGCGCGTGTAATCGACTGCGCGCTTGGTTGGCTGGCAAGATCCCACCGGCTGAACTCCCCCTTTTCTCTCTCTTCTTTCTGAAGAGAGAAAAGGGGGAGAGAATGGAACAATTTTTCACCGCAACATTGGAGGTTTTCTAATGGCGAATATCGAAGATATTATCGGCAGCGGCTTGAACCATAGGTTCGGGATCATCATTCCGTCAACCCAGGGGGTTGCCGGGCAAGATATTGACGGAAAATCCAACAAATGGACGCGAATTGCTCAAGAGCAATTTTCAAACTGGTTTGGTGGTGCAACTACCAGCCAGGGAGAAGGGGCTTGGATGTCCGAGTCCGAAGGACTCGTTACCGAGCAGGTTGTGACCGTAAACGGTCACACAAATGCCGATGGAATTAAGGATAGAATCCGCGATGTTGCGGGATTAGCGCAAGAGATTGCCGCAGACATGCAGCAAGAGGCCGTCACAATTATCGTAGATAATTCAATGCACTTTATCGAAGCGGCATAACCCCTATTCCCTTCACTGAACGTAGTGAAGTGAAGGAAATAGGGGAGAGTAGGACAATTTTTCACCACAACGGAGGTTTTCATGTCAAGACGTAGCAGATCCGCTCCCACAAGGGCTTTCCGTACCGACACCGGCCAGGATTGGCTGGACGATAACTCTAAAGAGTTATCGGAAAAACGCACTAATCGGGTAGCGAAGGCCGCGATCCAGGCCGAACGGGAATTTAGGAAATTCCCCCATAGGTCTGAAGTTGTCGCGGATTCCAACGGAATCCAGATTTATCGTTGGGAACCTTATAAAAGGTTCCGCAAGCTTGGTACTCGATTCTTCGCTGTAGATACCCGTAGCACCCTGGCATACGGCGAAATCGTGATCACCGGTCAGTATAAACTGACCAAGTACGGAAGCTGGAAGCAAGTGGCCTAACCGAATATCTCCCCTCTCTCTCTCACTGAACATAGTGAAGTGAGAGAGTGAGGGGGGAAACAACCACAACCCTGGAGGTAACATGAAAAACACCGATTGCGTTTGTCCCGTTTGTTCTGAAGTCTTCGACGGCGAAGAAGGTATGACGGCATACCTTCCGGTCGGTGTGGATCTCCTGGAGCAGGATCTAACCTGGGTATGCAAGTCTTGCGGCCCGGAAATTGAGGTAGAAAATCGGGAAAATCTGGTTTGGAAATCTTAACCATTAAACCTGGAGGTTTAACATGGAATGGAAACAGACAAGTTATGACGCATGGTATCAGGAAGACGACCTGGAGCCGGAAGGCTGGTTTTACCAGATAACCGGCGATGTCCCTTCGGGACCGTTCAGAACTGAAAAGGCTGCTATGCAGCATCTCGATGACACTATCGAAGATCGGAGGAAAGCATGAAAGTTTTTGCACTATGGCACGGCGGCTCCAGCTATTCTCAAGGTTCCCTGGAGAAGTACCTGGAAACCTTCGATAGCCTGAAGGCTGTGAAAGAAGAACTGCGCGACAGGTATGATGGCAAGGCATATCAGACCTGGGCAAGCGGCCAAACTCCGAACTGGTGTTATACACCTACGGTGTCCGACAATTCGAGTTTCTGGGTCTGGATCGAAGATCCCCGCGACATGGATGATCCGTATCCAGATCGGATCGTGTCCTTCGGTCCCAAAATGGGAGTGCGGATCGAACGAGCTTAACTCCCTTCTTCTCTCTCGCTTTCTGCGAGAGAGAGAAGAAGGGAAACAACGGCAACCACAACCACAGGAGGTTCAACATGAACCAATATCGTGACAGGATTTTGCCCGATACACTGGTCGGAATGGGCGAACACCAGCAGGAACAGTACCGGCAGGGCCAGGCGGCAGCCAGGGCGCTGGTCGATGGGGTAAATGCAATGTGCAACGACACCTTCAACCAGGGCTTCCTTGCAGAGCTTGACGATTCTCACCGTACTCTTCAGCAGAAGAGTACAGAACTGCTGGCTCAATGGCTGCAAGTATTGAAGCAGAAGCGCACCGGAGAGTACGATGGGCGTAACGAATTTTCCGTAAAATTCGCTCAAGATGTCTGGAGGATGCTGGAAGAGAACGACTCGTACTATGTACGAGATGACCAGGCTATCGGATTCCCGTATATCTGAAACACTACTCCCCTCTCACCCTCACTGAACATAGTGAAGTGAGGGCGAGAGGGGGAACTAACCACAACCCTGGAGGTACTGACATGGCTGAATGGGAAATATCTATCTGGCATGGAGAAAGCGGCACCATCTGGTATGTGGTGCATGAGGACCACGACACGATGGAAAATAGCTGCTCTACTTTCAACGGCGAAACCATCGAAGATGCCCGGAAATTGCGGAACCTATTGAATGGAGGCGAATGATGACCGATATTTTTGCTGAAATGCTGACGGAAAACACGGGAAAGCACTTTCTCGATTCCGGCGGCTCTACTGGTAGAGCCTGGCAGAAGAACAAGGAGCGCGACTTCTTGCAGGAGCCGGAGGCTTGGCTCAACTTCTCGAAACACGGCGAACACAATTATCTGGAGTACACCAAGAATATCTACTGGTTCCTTCGGAACCGGCTGGAGCTAAACGAAGATTGGGACCGTGAGTTTCATGCCTTCGTGGATTCCCTGGACGAAGACAAGGCGTGGAATGGCTACCTGTCTGCCGCTAATGACTGGCTTGAACTGCTCTCTGAGCAGGGAGCAATCGACGGTCATGGCCCCTATGGGGAAAGCGATGAACCCTGCTGTGTCAACACCTACAACGGAGAGGATCTACTGTCACAAGTGATCCTTTATCACTTGTTTGAGCGAGAAGGATGCGAAGCGTACATACTGCAAGTGCATGGTGGGGCTGACGTTAGGGGAGGATACACAAAGCCGCGAGTCTTTGAAGCGAACGGCAATTATGAATTGGCCCTGCTCGATAATGCCAGGGGAACAATCGCCTGTCCGAAGTGTAACGCCAACTGGTACACCGATGACGGCTACCATTGGTATTTTGACGGTGGAGGCAGCAACGATCTCCCTGAAAGGGAGTGGATCACTACACCGGAATCTTGGAAGCCCAACGATGCCGTAGGAATGGGGAACCTTTGGGTTCCCGAAGTGTCTGACGACAAGCTGTGGATCACTGAAGAGGGCGCGGCCTGGTGTCCCTGCTGCGCTAAAGCGAAGCTGGAAGCATACGACTAACCATTAAACCGGAGGTTTAACATGCGAACGCCGAAGGAAGTCATTAAGAGTCTTAACCCCGAGCAGCAATCGAGAATAAAACGCCTGATGATGGGCGACAAGATAGCCCGTCTGGAGGCAAGGCGGGCCGATCTGCGAAGGGCTGTGAAAGAGGCAGAGAAATTATTGGAAGATAAAAGCTCCCAATTGTCAAAAACAGACGAGCGGATTAGCAAGCTAATGGCAGAACTGGAAGCATACGACTAACCATTAAACCTGGAGGTTTAACATGTCAAAAGTATACCACGTAAAATCTGAGAAGTTCGGGGGCAGGGTAAACACACCGGCATACCCCGAGTACACGCTTAATTTTCCCGATGACTATGACCTGGTTGCCCACGTTCACAGCCACGAACTGCGTCAAGTGTACGAGTACACCAACAGCATTGACAAAAGCTGGACGGAGAATCGCGGCAAGTTGCTACCACTTGGGTCCACTTCTCACAGATCCACCTCCGTAGGAGATGTGATTGTCACCAGGGAGGGAGTCTTTGAGGTCGCCCCGGTGGGGTTCAGGAACCTTCACGGTGAAGGCCAGCCTTTTGAAGCGCCGCCAGTGCCCGGAGAGGTTGTACGATATATAAACGACCGGCTTTTTGAGGAGATCGGCTAACCGACAGTTCTCTCCCTCACTCTCTGAACATAGTGAAGAGAGTGAGGGAGAGAGAACAACCACAACCTTAAACCTGGAGAACGAAACGTGGATCGCCACACTCTCACACTGAACAAAAAAGAGGCTCTTGATCTTCTCGCTACCTTGCGGGACTGGAGAACAAGCCTTCTTGACCCCAACAACCCCAATGATACGACGAAAGGATTTCTCGTGGACCCGGACGACAAGAAAGACGGCCTCACAGTAGAGCGATTCAACGCTATTGCTCAAAGGCTGGAGCAGTTCACGGCGAAGCCCCTTCCCCGCTTCACGGAGTGAGGGAGAGAGAACAACCACAACCACAGGAGGCACGACATGACGAAAGACCTGGCGAAGCGGATCAAGGAAGCGGAAGCAGCCTTCAAGAAGGCTGATGGAGAGTGGGGCATCCTGCACATGACCGTCGATCACTCGACAGCAAGCGGGAAGGCTGCAATCGGAGCGGCACTAGCCAAGTATGAGCAGGCAGAAGCGGATCTCGATGCAGCGTATGACGAAGCCGGACTCGATATCACAGCCGGAGAACAGGAGGATGACGAATGACATGGCAGGAATATCAGACGGGAATGTGGGAGTCAGGCGATGAGCGTTGGCGCATTGTGCAGACTCGCTTCTGCTTTCCCGCTTTCGATGTACATGAGAAGGTGGATCGCCACACTCTCACACTGAGGCAGAAGAACCTGGCATCTTTAGATGCCGCAATCGAATGGATAGGAGGCAAGGATGACTAAGCGTACTGACGACCTTTTGCAGACGGGTATGAATTTTCTCAAGGGTGCGATGTGGTACGAGTTCAACACACCACACCAGGAGATCGTGGAGGTGATCTTCGGAGAAGGACACCATGACAACTACTACGAGGAGAAGCTGGAGAAGATCCACAAGCGAGGTCTCCTCTTCCTTTACGGAGAGGTCGACGGGGCTGGCCGCAAGCGGCTGGTGGAAGCGATCTTCGACAGGTACGGCAAGGACTTCGACTGATTACTATATCTCTCTCCTCCCCCTTTAGGGTGAGGAGAAGAGAGATATAACACCACAACCCAATGGAGGTACGGCATGACCACATACTACATAGTGCGGAGTTATTTCGAGGACGGAGTGCGGAACAAGCGGATCAAGGAGGGCCTGACGCGAGAAGAAGCGCAGGAACACTGTAGCGATCCCGAAACAAGCTCAAGCACCTGCACTGAGGACGCAGGCATTGAGCATACGGAGAAATATGGACCCTGGTTTGATGGATTTGAAAGCGAGGAATAACATGACTGACGACAAGAAAGTACCCGAATGGGTTGGAACAGTAAGCCATGCGACTATGAGGTGGGAGGATCTGATCCCTGCGTTCACGGATTTCCTGCGGGAAATCGGGCAGGGAAATGTGTTCAGCAAGGAGGAATGTCCGAACCACCAGCAGGCAGAGCGCAGCGTGGGGACTGTCTATGCGGATCTCGATGAGATCCTGAACGACCTGTTCGATGCGATTGACGACTATGTACCCGAAGGCTATTACTTCGGCGCTCACCCTGGCGATGGATCTGACTACGGCATCTGGCCTGTAGAGGAGGAGGAGGACGAATGAAAATTATAGTAACGATCTGGTGGATTCTATTCTTTATCCTGATCCTTGGCCCCTTTGCGTATCACCTGTTCGGTGCGCCACCGGCTTACACCTGGCGGCAGACGCTCGACGCGATCCGGCAGGTAGAGACCGGCGGCTGCGAGAACGAGGGACGAGGTGCGAAGGGCGACAAGGGCAAAGCCCTTGGTCCCTACCAGATATGGAATATCTACTGGCAGGATGCGGCAGTTCCCGGCAGGGAATACCGTGAGGTGCTGCACGATAAGAAGCTCTCTGAGCTTGTTGTCGAGAGATACATGCAAAGGTATGCAAGGGAGTCCTTGCGGCGCTTACAGCGTGGCACAGGGACTCTGAAGGACGTTGAGGTGGTAGCCAGGATACATAATGGTGGCCCGAAGGGAAACCAGCGTAAATCTACGCTTGGCTACTGGAACAAGGTACGGAAGGAGGTACGGAATGACTGACGATTATAGCCCGTTCGAGAACTGGACACCTGAAAAGGGGGATCAAATCATGGCTCTTGTCGAGAGCATTTGCGAGGACGAGGTGGATGCAGCCGCCCACCTGGCCTCCTGCCTGTTGGCGCTGATCCCTGATGGGGATAGTGCAATCAGCTTAGTCCGGTATCTCTACACCCAATTCGCCCTCTACGAGGCGGAGAGCAACTAACAGTTCTCTCCCTTTCTTCCGTAACAAAGTGAAGGAAGAAAGGGAGAGAGAACAACCACAACCAAGGAGGTACGACATGACTGATACGGAACTGCGCGAGGCACTTGTTGATCTCGCAGCGTTTATTCTCTACGCCCTGGAGAACGGAAAGAACGACAACTTCAGGGTGTCTATGGACGAGCGAGACATATTCGCCACGGTGGGGCATGACGTAAACGGCCTGATCCGCAGGCTGCAACCAGTGAACCCTGACGAGTTCTTCGTACCCCGCAGCGCGGGGTACGGTAAGGAATTTAAACCTGGGGCTAAGGAAGCTCCACCATTTTAAGGAGGTAACTGATGGCTGAACTGAAGACGTATACGGTTGAACTGGAGACAGTCACGACCATGCAGTATGAATTTGAGATCGAGGCCAAGACCGCCAAGGAGGCTGAACGCATGGCGGAAGACCGTGAGCGTGGCCCCTGGGACGGGGATGTGCAGGACCAAACCATTGAAGTTCTCGATTGCTATGAATCTGACGATTAGAATGTCTGCATGGACTTCGCGGACATTAACCCACTGACTACACGCAGCGTTGCGAAAGCGTGCGATGGCGACAGCATAATGCCTCCCGCATGGTTACAGGACTATGGTGTGCCGGAGCCGCTGGCGGAACTTTGCGTAAAAGAGTACAGATCCAACTATGACAACTACGCTATGACCATCTTCGATGAAGATGGAACACCTGTAGATGTCTTTGATGGGGTATGGACTCTTGATTTACTGTTCAAGATTGCGGAGGATCTTGGTGCCTGGGAAAGCGTGAACTCCGCATTGTCCCTGACGGAACGATGCGGACAGGCAAGAGTCCTGAAGCATGGGATCATGCGTAACTTGAATGACATTTTTTTATTTGAAGGAGGCACTGATGAACGACACTGAAATGAAGAGAGTTGTGACGCTTATCAAACATAGACTTCTTGACGAGGCAATTGCCCTGCTCGAAGAGAAGATTTCAATAATCGAATGGGCGCAAGGACGCTAAGAAGGAGGCTAAATGCGAATCATTTACCGAAAGCGTTGGGGGTTCTCCCTTATCTCGTATCCAGTTGAAGGCTCGACCCCAGGCTCTATGCAGGGATACCGCGCTGGTATCTTTGACGACAGCGACCTATGGTGGTACGCCGAAGAGACTTACGACACGCCTGAGAAAACCAAGTCGGACGCTTATCGCGGCTGGCTGGAGATCCTGAGCGAGTTCGAGAACCACCAGCCACATTTCCCTGACGGGAGCAACCCGTCGAAGGCAGACCTTGCGACTGAGCGTGAGGTCGCGGAACGTATGATTGAAACCCAGGAGGTTTTCAAACTTGAATCCACGGCAGAAGAAGATTCAAAGCTATTACAAGCGGAGAGCGAGGGCGATGGTAGCGTGCGAAAAGCTCTTAAAGGAGCAAATAAGTGAGGTCATTACCCACCTGGGCTACGAGAGTCCGGGCCTTGATCTTCCGCCTGAGCAGATAGACGAACTGGTGTGGCGCTTGGCGGCGTATATCTCCAAGAACGAGCCTATCCAGGACGCTATGTATATTTCGGCAAGCGAACGCTATGCTGAAAATTGTTTTGACTAATCCATTACTGGCCCCATCCTACGGGTGGGGCCAGTATCTATTGGAGGTTACATGGAAATCATTATCTACACAGACAGCCTACAGGCTTGCCTGTATGTCCAGGTGTTTATGCGTTACCCCGAAGGGGTAACGGCTCCAGGGGCGTGGTCGCGGGAGCAGTTAGAAGAGAAGTATCCGGCGGTGCTGCTTGCCAGCGGGGGGCAGCATCTATTCGACAGCGAGATGCTTGTTCGTGAGGTGAAGCATCACGACCCATTGGGGTTCAGGGATGAGTTGCTTGCGAGGGACCCTCGCCCAAGAAATCTAAAGGTTGCTATCGGCCTTAGTCGATATGACCTAGACTTCCTTCTGTATAGATATTTAGCAGGTGGGGCGGCTTCGGTAATGGGAAAAGACGTTCCCGGCAAAACGTGGGAAAAGAATCAGGGCGAGGACGCGTAATGGAAATCATTATCTACACAGACAATATGCAGGTCAGCTTTGTAGCCAGCCTGTTTGATCGTATGCCCGAGGGGGTAACTTGTCGCGGGGCGTGGACCCACGAACAAATGAAGGACAGGTTCCCAGGAGCCTTGCTTGCCTCGCGGGGGCAGGACATGTATGAAAGCAAAATGCTTTCAAGGAATATACAGGTCTTCAATCCGATTAAATTCAAGGAGGAGGTGGAGGCGGCTCGTTCCCACCCTAACGGCATACAGGTACACTTCGGACTCTCTCGACATGATTACGAGTACCTGCTCTACTACTTCGGCGGTTATGGCCGCCGATCCTACAACCTGAAAGGCAAGGGAATGAAGGTTGCGGGCCGGTTCTGGGGGTTCTGGAAGGACGTGGG